TGAGCTACAAGACCTTTACAAAGCTAAGGACTACATAGAAAGAGAGATAGCTTTTGTAAGAGAGAAAAGAAACCAAGAGGCTAATGACATAAAAGAAGGTGTAGTAAGTCCATACAACTACAATTATAAAGATAGATAAAGATGAGAAAAAAAGAAAAAGATGCTTATAGCATAGTTGGTTTGACATTCATATTAACAATAACTTTAATAGGAATTTATTATGCCACTACCTAGACAAGACCAAAGGCTTGCAGTATGTTATTTACAATGGAGGGACAGATAGTCCCTCTTTTTTTTAGTTGTCTATTGTTTTATTAACAAAAATGTTTATATTTGTAGAAGAAACATTAAAACAATTACAAAATGAAAGAGTATGACATCACTTGGGAAGGACTTGTATTTACCGTCTGTGGTATTTATGAGCCAGAAGAAAAGGAAACTTACTTCGAGCCTTATGAGAAAGAAAGGTTTAACATCTACGGCATTTACTTAGGTGATGCTTGTGTAGACTTTATGTTGAATGAGTCAACAACAAAACAATTAGAAGAAGAAATATTAAACACTTACTACAGATGATACAATTATTAAACGGAGAGAAATGGAAAGAGGATGCTATCTTAGAGAAGATGGTAGATGACTCATTTTATTATGGACACTTAGGCAAGAACGCTTTAAGCAGTTCTGCCTTAAAGAAGCTAAACGAAAGCCCTAAAGCTTATAAGAAATCATTACACTTTAGCAGTAATTCTCAGCCATTAAGAGATGGAAGGTTAATACATCTTGCAGTGCTAGAGGAACATAGATTGAATGATTTGGTTATAATAGAGGGGAGCAAGGCTACTAAAGGATTTAAGGAAGCTGTAATAGAACACGGAGAAGAAACAGTTTACACTAAGTCTGAGATGGATAATGCTTACTGGATAGCTAAGGCTGTTAAGGATTGTGATGCAGCTACAGAGCTGCTTGCTGGATGTACATTTGAAGAGCCTGCCATTAAGATGATAGATGGCATTGCTATTAGAGGTAAAGCAGATGCTAGGAAAGGTAATACTATAATTGATTTAAAGAGTTGTACAGGTATAGATAAATTTAAGTGGTCCGCTAAGAACTTCAAGTATGATTTACAAGCAGCACTTTACCTTGACTTGTTTGATGCAGATGAGTTTATATTCCTTGCAGTAGACAAAGACACTAAAGACATTGCGATATATGAATGCAGTGCTAACTTTATTAAGGAAGGTATGGAAAAGATAGAGCAAGGTATTTATACCTATAAGTATTTCTTTATGGAGAATGACCCCAGACATTCTGTACGCAATTATGTAACACACGGAATATTATGAAATGTCCTAATTGTAAAAAACAAATGAAAGAAGCTGGCACTATTGATTATGTTCATTATCATTGGGGAACAGAAGGAGATGTATTCCAATTCAAATGTGAAGATGAAAAGTGTTCAATAGAAGGTTTAGATGTATATTGTAGAAAATGAAAACAATTATTATATTACTAAGTGGATTGACATTTATAATGTCAATACTAAAGCAAGTAGAAACAAACAATGACCCAACAGCAATTGGAGACAATGGAGCTTCATACGGCATCCTACAGATACAGAAAAGCGTTGTAAGCGATGTTAACAGAGTTTATGGCACTAACTATAAGCATAGCGATATGTTCTCTGAGGAGTCTTCTGAGGAGGTGTTTATGCTTTACCTTTGCTTAGGCAAGGAGAAGTTCTTTAAGAAGCACAAGCGATTCCCTACAGAGGAAGAGCTTGTAAGGATGTGGAATGGTGGTATATACAAAGGCTATACATATAAGCAGACTAAGGCTTACTATAAAAAATATTTATATGTCAAAGAAAACTAGCATAAAAGATGATTACTATAAGATGGCTATTCTTGATTTAGAGAATGGCAGTTCTATGGATGACTTGAGACTATTGCTAAAGGAGTATGAAGAGAGGGAGCTTTATGAAGCTTGCGCTGGAATACACAAAGCTATAGACAATGCTAGGTTCTGGACATTATTAAATATGACAGAAGAAAGAAAAGATTTACACGATAAGATAACAATTAATTTTAAGGAAGATGAATAAGTATTTAAAAGAAATAATGAATTATGTAATAGACCAGACAGGTCTTGATATTAGAGACACAACCAGAAAAAGAGAATATGTTTACGCAAGGTCTTTATACTTTAAGCTTGCAAGAGACTACACATCAATTCCTTTAAGGGAGATAGGCGAGTCTGTTAATAGAGACCACGCAGGAGTTATACACGGAGTTGCGAAGAAGTTTCCAGAAGCCTATAATTATAGTCCAAACATAAAAGATATATACCTTAGGTATGTAAACTTTAAGAAGACTGGTAAGATAGAAAGTGATGACGTTACTATCTTACAGCAACAGCTTACTATGTTAAAGAATAGCAATGATGAGGTTCTTAGTATTGTAAGTACATTAAATGAATATCACAGACCTCTTCTTCTTGAAAGGCTTAGAACACTTGTAAAGATATTGAATGCCACTCCATACATAGAACCAAAGAAGCAAATGGAAATGGAAGGTGCTGAACTTTAATGGGTAGAGCATTAAAGAAGGCTAGTCCAAAGATTAAGCATATGAATTATGAAGCACAGTTATGGTGCTTTAAAAATGGTTACAGAGTCTTTCCAATAGTGGGAAACAAAGGTTATCAGATAAGAATAGAAAGAGGTGGTAACAAATTTGTTGCCACCACTATTTATAAAGAAGCAGAGATATGGCAGGAGATATGGAATACATACCAAACAATATACGATAAGAATGGCAGTAAGAAAACAAAAGAATAGTGCTAACCTAAAGCCTACAGACGCTAGAAAGTCTAATGGCAAAGGTCAGCCTAGTAGTAAAGTAATTAAAGCCAGAGTACAAAGTACACCTCCAGCTCAGGTTAATAAAGCTAAGAAGGATTTAATATCCTCTTATGCAGTTAAGGCAATGAAGAAAGTGTTTGGCTCTGAGGAGGAAGCTTGGGAGGCCTTAGCCGAGAAAGCTCAAGATTCTTTTGCACATATGAATTTATTGTTTCAATATAGATATGGCAAGCCACTAGACAAACCAGCAGAGAAACAGGAGAAGAAAAGCAATGCGCCAATAATAAACTTCTTTGCTTCTAATGACCAGATAAAACATTTAGATAACACAATAGATATAGATTCAGAAGATGTCACAGACAGCAAATAAGGTTATCATACATCCTAAGTATGAGGCATTGTGGAAGAACCCAAGTAGATACTTTATAGTTACAGGAGGTAGGGGTTCTGGTAAATCCTTTGGGGTTGCAATGTTTCTGTTAAACTTAACATATGAAAGAGGACACAAAGTCCTCTTCTCTCGTTATACTATGATGTCTGCTCAAACATCTATTATCCCTGAGTTTATTGAGAAGATAGGTTTAATGGGTGCTGAAGAGTTCTTTAGGATAACTAAGGATGAGATTATAAATCTTGAGACAGGAAGCTCTATAATATTTAAGGGGATAAGAACATCCTCTGGCAACCAAACAGCTGCTCTAAAGTCTTTAAACGGTGTTACAACATTTGTTATAGATGAAGCAGAAGAGCTTGTAGATGAAGAGGTCTTTGATAAGATTGACTTCTCTGTAAGAAGTCAAAGCAAACAGAACAGATGTATTATTATATTAAACCCAACCACTAAAGAGCATTGGATATACAAAAGGTTCTTTCAAACCTACGGCATACCAGACTCATACAATGGCTTAGAGAACGACATTACATTTATCCATACTGACTACAGGGATAATGAAGATAACCTGTCACAGTCTTTTATAGGCAGGATTGAGGCTATGAAAAAGGAGAGACCTGATAAGTACGTACACCAGATACTTGGAGGTTGGAAGTCTAAAGCAGATGGTACAGTTATTAGAAACTGGAGAGTAGGAGATTACTTACAGACAGAGCATACTTGCTATGGTCAGGATTTTGGATTTTCAAAGGACAAAACGACACTTGTAAAAGTGTCTGTGGATAAGGAAAGTAGAAAGATGTGGGTTAGAGAAATATATGGTAAGCCTGAGCTTACCACCTCAGAGATTATAAGGCTCAACAGATTAGAGTGTGCAACAGACTTAATAATATGCGATAACAGCGAACCTAGGCTTGTGCAGGAAATGAAGACAGCAGGTCTGAATGTTAAACCTACCATAAAGAAACAAGGTAGTATTCTCAGTGGTATAGCATTACTACAAGACTTTGAGATTCTAGTAGACAGAAGGTCTCACGGCATTATAAGTGAACTTAATAACTATGTATGGCAGGAAAGGAATGAGAAGCCTATAGATGCTCACAACCACTTTATAGATGCAATGAGATATTCTTTGCAGTATTTAGTACAAGGATTAAATTCTGGGAAATATGTTGTGAGATAGATTCTTAAACATAGTAGGTTCTTAAACATAGTAGGGGTCTGGCATTAAGCTAGACCCTTTTTTATTACTCTTAAACATAGTAGGTCTCCTTAAACGCAGTAGGTCTTTTTCTGCTTGGTTGGTTCTCCTTTTTGGAACTTTTGGTAACTTTGGTAACTTTGGTAACGCTTCAAATTTGCCACAATAGTATTCCAGTAGCCAACACAAAATAATTTTGTTAGTGTAAAATCTTTTTTGTATACGCATGCGTGTGTTCTTTTTATTAGGAATTGTGAAAAGTTAAAATTATGTTAAAATGATAAAAACATTTGCGGAGTGAATAATTGTTTATATCTTTGGTCCATATTAACAAACTAAAAAAGCACAATCATGAAACAAAAACAATTTAAACACAATCTTGAAAAGACAAAGAGACAAAGAAAGCACAATAGCAAAAAGCTATTGTCTGTAATGTTTACCAATATGGGTAAGGCATATATAAAAGATGAACAATATAACTTAAACAAATAGAAATTATGGGAAGATATTATAGTGGAGACATAGAAGGAAAGTTTATGTTTGGGGTACAAAGCAGTAATGCACCCACAAGGTTTTATGCAACGGAATGTGGACCTGAATTTATTGAATACCATGTTAGTTTTGATGACTACGACAAAGTAAAGAAAGAACTTGACTCAATAGACAAAGGTTCTATAAATAGAGTAGAAAAGATGTTTAGTGAATGTGAAAGTTATAATGAAGACACAATGAAATTATACAATGTTTCTACTGAAGACTTGAGCGAATATGCAGACTATCAATTAGGAAAGAAAATAATTTCTTATTTTGATGAGAATGAATGGGATTGTTGGATTAATGCAGAACTTTAATTAATAGACCAATTAAAACATTTTTACGAGGTTGATATTGATAACTGCAACATGACCCATGAAGATTGGATAGGCGAAATTGCAAAAGCAATGAGCGACCCAAACTATGAACAGAAGTTTAACAAGTATTACAAACAGTATTTAGAATTTATAAAAGAATAAAGATATGACACCATATGAAACCATATTAGAGAACATTCCTTTTTTAAGTGAATATGAACAAAAAAGTCTTGCAATTATATTAATGAACTTTACATTAAATGAATACCAAGCAGACTTAACACATAAAGAATACAAAACATTTATAAAGGATTATATTAACGAAAACGAATAAATTATGGAAACAAAATATGCCTCATCTGATCGTGACTGGGAAAC